GACGTTCAATCGGAGCTGCGTCGTCCTGGGGATGTCGTTGGCGCGCTCGACGCCGCGGGTCAGCGTGGTGATCGTCTGCCGGGCGACGCTGCGCTGGTGGGTCGCCGCCCGCACCTCGACGGTCGGCAGCTCCTCGGTGGTCAGCCGCCGATAGCCGCGGGTGCGCTCGTTCTTGTAGACCACCTTGTGCTCGCGCTCGGCGATCTTGAGGGCCGACTGCAGCAGGTGCTGGTACGGGCGGATGTCGGTGAGGCCGGCAGCGGCGCTCAGCCGGTGGAAACTCAGCAGCGCGCCCGGCGGCGTGGCGGCCAGCAGCTCGACGAGGGCGAGCGTCTCAGGTTTCGCTACGAAGATGGGCGACGGCATCTAAGGGGCTCCGGTGCGTTGAGGGGCGTGGCCGAGCGTGGCCGCGACGTGCCATGCGATGTGGTGCGCAGAGCAGCGACGCGCGGCGAAGCTGGGTGGTGGGGGGGCGGACGATGCGTTGAGGCGCAGAGAGTTGCGAAGCGCCGCACAGAGCTGCGTTGCCAGGCGCAGCGGCGATGCGCGGGGCGAAGAACGTTGCGATGCGTTGCAGAGCGCCGCGTTGAGATGCCCTGCGCAGAGGTGCGTAGCAGCGCGACGAAAGCGGTTGGGGGCCAGAGGTAGACGTTGCGGTGCGGGGCAGCGCGTTTGAGTTGCGTTGCGGCGCGTCGCGTAGCCATGCGGCGCGTGGCGCTGCGACGGGGCCGGGGAAGAACGTTGCGTTGCGGCGAGGCGAGAAGCGCCGCGGGGCGCGGCGTGGCGAGGAGATGCGCGGCGCCGCCGTGTCCATTTCCTTACTCAGCCGCCAGTTGCCGGTTGTCCTGCCAAGCGATCTTGACGATCTCGAACCTGCCGTTGCTGCCGCCCTTCTCCGGCCGGAAGCGACCGACCCCGACGAACATCGCCGCCACCTCCAGCATCTCGGTGAACATCGCCTGGGTGATGATTGGGTCGAGCACCCAGACATCGAATGTCGTCTCCCACTTCGGCATCATCGGGAACCGCCGGATCACCCGCTTGCCCGAGCCCCGCACCCCGTCCGCGTTGACGCTGATCGGCAGGCCCTGCACCGTCGCCGGGTCGATGTTCAGCCGCGGCGGCTCCGGCACCATCAGACCGGACGTGAACTTCGCCGTCCAGGTTGCGTTGCCCTGGCCGGAAATCTTCTTCTTGGTGTACTTGGCCGCGTTGATCAGCGCCTGGTGGACGCCGTGCGCCGGGATCACGACGCTGGCGCGGTCGTCGCTCAGCGTCATCTTGCTGCGCCAGGTGCGCTGGTCGTGCGCGTCGTGGCTCTCGCCCTCCAGAAACGGCTCGTCGTGCTGGCGGCTCTGCGAGTACGGGGACGAGCCCCGGATGCTGATCGTGGCGACCGAGAAGTCCATGTGGCGGCTCCGTGGTTGCCCCCCGGTAATTCGCCCGCGGCTTGTCGGGGCTGTCAAGTATGAATTGTCGGAGGACCCGCTATGGGGGACCCAAAAAGGGGACCCAACTTCTGGTGGAGGGGGCCCCGATTTGGGAAAAATGGTGGGGGTATGTGGGGCGATCTCTACCGGCCGGGGTTCGGCTAAAGTGTCCAGGGCGTCCCCCCTCCGGGGGCGCCGCGGTGCTGCGAGTAACGTGCAAGTCGTCATGCAGTATATGTGTGTATAGTGATGTACTGGTATGTATTCGATCGAGGCCGTGCAGTGCTCGCAAGGTTAGTGATGAAGAGCGTCACGCTGTCCCACCTCTGTCCCCCCGGAGGACAGACCGCGCACCCGCGTTGGCTGGGAAAGCGGGGAACAGGCATGAAAGCTGAGTGTATTCAGCCACTTAGCTCAAGCCTGGCAAGGCGTGTCCCCAACAACACCCCCAAAGCGGCCGGCGTCTAAGCACCCTCGTCGGGGTCTGAAAGCTCTTCATATTCAGCGTCTTGCGCCTCATCGACGGGCCCAGGGATCAAGCCTTGGATCGCGGCCTGATCGAGCAGCGCCCTCAACGCGGCGCGGCCAACATCGTCGAGGCTGGCGGGGTCGATGACGTGCCTGGTGGTCGTCTGCAGCTCGCCCTCGACCTTGAGCGTCCTGGCTGGCCCGTAGCGGCCGTTGTCCCAGCAGGCCAGCAGGCGCAGCCGCATCTCGCACTGGGCCTTGGCGCGTAGCACGGCGGCCGTGTTGAAGTGCGGGACGCCTTCCTTGTCGAACACCACGTCCTCGCTCTTGTCGTCGATGATCTCCAGCACCTCGACCGCCAGGCTGTCCCAGCCGAGCGCCCGCGCCGAGGCGATCTCCTCGGCGTAGGCTGGGTCCTTGTGCTCCCAACTGCTGACTGTCCGCTGGCTGGTGCCATGCCTCCTGGCGACGACGCTCAACGGCAACCCGCCCATCAGCCCGCGCACCACGTCAGCCTTCAGCTGCTCTCGATCGAGGCGGCGCTGGCGCCAACCTGGGGGGTCGTGCTTCGACATCGCGCACGCGAGACTAGCATCACTTGACAAGATGCGGGAGCCGGCCCGTCGCCTCGTCATCCTGCCGGCGAGGCCGCATTGACCCGGCAGCCGCCAGGCCATGCAGTCCGACCCGATGCAGCGCGAGAGCGGGCGCCAGTCGTCGTCCACTCCCCTGATCTGCTCCTTGCCGTTGCTGGCCTGCCAGTAGTCGCCGAGCTGCACGATCCGCACGAACGGGCACCACTTGGTCCTGGCTTCATCCTCGGTCATCTCAACAACCTTTGCTGTTTACCCCTCTCAAGGGGTGAGCCCCAAGCGAACCCCACCCCCCCCACGCAGTGGGGGTAGGGGGAACCCCCCCGTAAGGGGGGGTAGGTGGATGGCGAACACCAATACCGGGATCGAAGGGGGGATCGAAGCCTCCTAAAGTGGATCGAAGGCAACTTTAAAGGAGGATCGAAGGGTGGATCGAAGCTACCTGAGATGGATCGAAGGGGGATCGAAGGGGGATCGTAGGGGGATCGAAGCCAGCAAAAAGCCCCGCCAGCGGCTGCCAGCGGGGCTCAAGCTCAGCCATGTCAGGCGCTCAGCGCGGGATCGGCACGCCCCGAACCCACGGGCCCATCTCGTCGGTCACCGCCTGCAGCTGGAAGCGCAGCTGCGCCAGCAGCGCCTGCGCCCCAGCATAGTCCTTCCCGGCCCGCACCGCGGCCGCCAGTCGGGCCACGCGCAGCTTGGGCACGCCCAGCGCCCGCGCCAGGTCGCCCTGCCACTTGTCGCCGTAGAGCCGCTCAGCGAAGCCTACGAGGGCCGCGGCGTAGTTCGGCGGGGTCTGCATCAGCTTTCCTCCGCCGGCAGGTCGCGCAGCCCGCGAGCGTAGGCGCGGGCGAACGGCTCGCTGTAGCAGAGCTTCGACAGCGCATGCTGCTTGCCCTGCGCGGCGTGGACGACGGTGACGCCGAAGATCGGCTCGCCGAGGAAGCCCTCGCCCTGGCTGATCTCGAACGCGTAGTCGCCCGACCAACCGTAGCGAACCACCCGCGGGGTCATGGGGTTCGGCGTGTCGTCGTAGGCGCCGCGGATCAGGTCGCGGGCCGAGGTGGTGGTCTTCTCGTCCATCAGTCGATCCCCCAGGGTGCGCGGTCATACTCGCGCGAGGCGCGGATGGCATCGAGCAGCACAGCAGGCGCTTCGTCCTCGCTGGCGCCGCCGATCTGCGTGGTGATCTCATCGCAGAGACGCTTGGCCGCGCTCGTCGACCAGGCCGCGTCCTCGCACGCCTGGTAGGCGTAGCAGTCGACCTGCTTCAGCAGCCAGGCGACGCCCGGCCCGCGCACGGCGCCGGCGAAGCTGAACGCCGCCGTCAGCTGGCCGTCTTCGTTGAAGTAGGGCTCGGCCCGCTCATCGTAGCGAGCCCGCAGCGAGCGCTCGTTCTCGCGCAGCAACGTCTCGCCGACGATCGCCGGGTCGCGGCCGAGGTCGGCCAGCGCCGTCGCCAGGACGGCTATGTGGTTGTGGGTGCAAAGCCAAGCAGACATTGGTTCGGTCCTTTCCGATGGGGCTGATCCCCACGCCCTCGGCCCCGGCCCAGCTTGCGCTGTCGGGGCTCTGGCGCGCGTCGAGCGCGGGATGGGGCGACGGTCAGCCCACCTTGCGGTGGAGGGCAGCGGCCAGGGTGCGGTTGTGGTCGCGCAGGTCGGGGTAGACGTGCGCGAGCGCCTGCTGCAGCGCCAGGAGCTGCGCGCCGCGGATTTGCACCATCGGGTGGCCCGTGCTGTCGCTGGGCGCGTCGTGGGCGCGGTTGACGACCTGCGCGGCGACATCGACGAGCGCCGCGACAGCGCCCGGCGCGGGTGCGCTCGGCCCGTTGGAGGGGCGAAAGCCCTGCGCCCAAAGGGCGTCGAACTGGGCCTGCGTGAGGGTGGTGGTGATGGTCATTGGGGTAACTCCTGAAATTGGGTTGGTTGAGATGGTGGTGCGCGGCTCAGCGCGCCTCGGGGCTGGCCGGGACCGACACGAACAGCTCGCCCGTGGCGACGCGGGCGCGCAGGGCGTCGAGCTGAGCGCGGACGGCGGGGGTGTCAAACGCCACCGCGTCCTTCCAGACGCCTTTGTGGCCATAGGGCACGTCGAACACCACGACGCTGTAGCTCTCGCGGCGCTCGTCGCCGCGCAGCACCGCCTTGCGCAGCTGGGTGAAGACCCGGAAGCTGCGATCGTCGCCGGCCGGGGCGTGGTAGACGTTGCCGATGTAGCCGCAGCTGACGCCGAGGTCGGCATAGTCGGCCTTGAGTTGGGCCTCGGGGTCGATCCAGGTAGTCATCAGTGGGTCCTTTCCCTCAGTGCGTTGAACGCCCCCCTCTTATGAGGGGAGCGCCCAATGATGTCAATTCGATATCAGGTAGGACAGGACGCCGCAGTCAGCCTGCCTCCCCGCTGGTCGGCCGGAAGCCCTGGGCCCAGAGCTTGTCGAACAGCGCCTGGGCCTCGACGCGACGCTCCTCGTCGAGCTGCGCCTGGCGCGCATCCTCGGCCGCCTGCCAGACGGCGTGCGCCTGGGCCAGCGCCTCGGGCGTCGTCGACCGCTCGATCTCGGCCCGCACCCAGGCCCACTTCTTGGCCTCCAGATTGAGGCTGCGGTGGTCGCTGCGACCGCGAACATCGACGAGCGGGTTCGAGTGGATGACGCCGTCCTTGTTGCGGCCATCGGGGGTGAGCCAGACGTGGTAGCGGCGCTCGGCGTCCTGCCAGCCGGCGCTGTAGCGCATGCTGCTGGAGCTGAAGTCGCCGTGGAAGGTGATGGTGATGGTCATGGGTCCTTTCCCTGGGGGCCGATCCCCCACGCCTTCGGGCCCCGCCCGGCGACTGCCGTGGGGCCCTCTGGCGCGCGTCGAGCGCGGGGATGGCGGGGCGTCAGCGCACTAAGGGGTGGTGCGTCATCCCGCGGGTCATGTGGCCATGCCAGATTTCGGGCGGGATCGGCTTGACCTCGGGCGCCTCGCGGTCGTCAGCGGTGGCGACGAGGGCCCGGCAGAGGAACTCGGAGTCGAAGAGGCGGACGGGCTGCGTCCAGCGCTGACTGGCGGCCCGCCACTTCACCACGAAGGGCGCCCCACCGGAGGTGAAGTGGTGCAGCTTGGCGTACTGGCGCGCGCCCTTGCTGCCGAAGCTGACGAAGATGCCGTCGCCGCGCCGCAGACGCATCAGGTCGGGATGGGTGGTCATGTGTGGGTCCTTTCCCAGGTGAGCACTGGCGCTCAGATGACGGGCGCCGCAACCGCCCGTCTGCTGAAGGTCAGCTGCGCTCGCAGGGGATGGCGCGGGTGAGGTAGCCGGCCCACTCGGACGACCGGCACGCCCTGAGGGCGAGGTCTTCGCGACTGGCCCAGGTGAGCGCGTGCCAGATTTCGCCGCCCGCGTGATCCGCCTCGACCTGGGCGGTGCGCGCGGCCAGCTGGGCGGCGACGTAGGCGTCGGCGTCGGCATAGGCGCCGACCGCCTCGACCGCTTCGGCCAAGCCCTTCTCGCGCCGCGCGGCGGTCTCCTCGGGCGTCTCCCAGCGGTAACGCTCGACAGCGTCGTCGATGAAGCTGCGCCAGTAGGCGTAGTTGCTGCGGTCGCCGCGCTGGTGCGCGGGGGCCTTCGCTCGGGCGAGGTCGACATCGTAGAGCCGCCGGCCGATCACGACGTGGCTGTAGACGCGGCTCTGGCTGACGCGCTTGGCGATCGAGCCATCCGGCAGGGTCGCGGTGTGGGTGGTCTTAGGCATTGGCGGGGTCCTTTCCCTTAAGGCCGTTAGATGAGCCCCCTGCTTAAGGGCCGCCCAGAGTGATGTCAAACGGATATCACCTCTCAGGTGCGACAGGTGGTCCTACCCGTTCGATGAAGCTGATCTGCCGGGACTTTGGACCCCAGGTTCCGACGCGGATGGCGCCGACGACGAACTGCCGGTTCATCGCCGCCTGGAAGCCTTTCATGGTGGTGCCGTGGGCGCGTGGATCAGCGGCGAACAGGGTGGGCCCGTAGTTGCGGCCGGGGAGGTGGCTGACGGTGCGGCCCTCGGCCTTGAAGGCGTCGAGCAGCTGCAGGAACTGCGCGTCGACCCGGTCGGCGGCAATCTGGCGGTCGAGGCCCGACGCCGCCGGGCCGCTCAACTCGTCGCAATCGAAGGCCCCGGCCACGTAGCGCAGCCGCAGCTCGGCGCCGGCCTGGGTGTAGTTGGCCTTCTTGACCGCGAGCGTGCGCAGGTTGGGCTCGGACGCGCCGCCGTCCTCGGCGACCGGCGCCGACATGAACATCCGACTACGGACGGAGTTGTTCCAACCCGTTGAGCCCGACAGGCCGCTGCCCGTGGCGAGCCCCGTCAAGCTCGGGTGACCGAGCAGCAGCATGGCGGTGTCGGCCGGCATCGCCAGGCCGCGCAGCAGCCGCACGAACTGGCGCACCTGGCTGCGCTCGTTCTCGTTGGCCCCGTACACGTCGGCCAGGCTGTCGAAGACCACCAGCGCCGGGCGATCTAGCTCGACGAACCGCCGCAGCTCCTCCCACCTCGGCGTGGCCTGCAGCGCCTGGCCTGGCGCGCCCGTCACCAGCAGCGCGTCCTCGTCGGCCAGCGACCACATCGTCAGCCCTGGCGCGCGCTCCAGCGCCACCCCGTAGAACGTGCTGATCTGATCGGTGCGGCGGTGCAGCTCGTCGCGGTCATCCTCGGCCGACAGATGCAGCGCCCGCCCCTGGCGTACCTGTTGGCCGATCCAGGGGAGGCCGGCGGCCGTCGCGAAGGCCAGCTGCAGCGCCAGGATCGACTTGCCGACGCCGCCGTCGCCGCCCAGCAGCGTGACGGTGCGCGCCGGCACTAGGTCGGGGACGTGCCAGACGCGGGATGGGACCAGCAGGCCCTCAAGACTGGCGGCCGTGAACGCGCCGATCAGCGCCGGGGCCGCCACGCCATAGGCCGGCAGCTCGGCGGCCAGCGCCTCCAGGTCGGCGGCCGTGTGGCCCTCCAGGTAGTCGCTGGCGTCGCCCTTGGGCGGGCACGCGGGCCAGGCCTGGCTGAGGTCTTCCAGCAGCCGTACCCGCGCGGCCACCGGCGCCAGCTGCGCCGCCACCGCCCGCGCATGCTCGCGGCCAGCCTCGTCGTTGTCGCCGAGCGCGACGACATCGGCGCCCTTGAAGTACGGGTTCAGCGCCGGCTTCCACTTGCCGGCCCCGCCAGCGTTGGTGGTCGCCGCCAGGCCCTCAGCGCGCAGCCGATCGACATCGCGCTCGCCCTCGACGACCCAGATGGTCCGCCCCTCGGCAATGGCGCTGATCAGCTCGGGCAGCCGGTAGGGGATCGGCTCGATGCCCTTCGTCGACCATATCCAGTCGCCGTGCCCGTCCGGGCGCCGCTGCACGAACGCCTTGGGCCGCTTGCGGCACACCTGGAACACCAGCGCCTGGTCGGCCGCTTGGTAGCCGTAGGTCTGCACGATGTGAGCAGCGCCAGGGTCATGCCCGTTCGGCTTGGACGGCGCCGGCGCCGGGTAGTTGGTGTCGATCCAGTCCCAGGCAGCGTCATGGTCGAGCAGCTCCTGGCGCTCGACGAAGGTGACGACGCCGCCGCCCTCCTTGATCTCGTGGTTGTAGAAGAGGCCCTTCACGGGATCGACGGCCATCGAGCCGTGGGTCCCCCAGCGCAAGAGCGTCGGCGTCGAGAGTTGCGGGTTGGGATCGCCGAGCAGGCGCCGGGCGACTGGCTCCATCAGGGAGCGTAACTCCGCGTCACTGCGGTACGCGGGCACGACCCCCCTCCGCTGGACGACCTCCCATTGTTAGCGTGGCGCCGGCGCCAGCGGCGCGGTGAAGACCGCAGGCTCCGATCAGGCCGGCCTCGGCGCGATCGACATCCTTCTTGAGCGCGAATAGCCCGGCGTGAGCGGGCCAGCGGGCGATGGCTTGCGCCCGTGCGATGTCCTTGTTCTCTTTGCCGGGCGGCACGCCCGCGTACCGTTTCCAGGTGGCCGGCGTCAGCCAGACGATGGGCAGATCGTAGGCGCCGGCGATCCCTTCGATCACGCCGCGGGCGCGACCAAATGCAAAAGCAGCCACCTTGGCATCCGTAGGCCGCGCCCCCACCCACTCGCAGAAAATGCGGCAGGCTTGTGACCGCGCGATGATCTCGGCAAGCAACGGCGCGTTGGTTGCCCTTCGGCCGTTCGCTTCAAGCGTCGCCGGCATGTCGACGACATCGATCAAATCGGCCGCCTCGCTTAGTATTGCGATGGCGCCATTCACACCGAGATCAATACCAAGAACGACAGCCGCCATTGTGACCGTTCCGTCATCTGATGTCGCACGCCTTGACAAGCCGGACTTGACAAGGAAATTAAGGCTCTCAGCCTGCTGCGTCGGTCGTCTCGGAGGGCGGCGCGTCGTAGAGGTCGGGACGGAGGCGCCAAGGGGGTATGCCGGTGACATCTGACAGCTGGCGGACCCATTCCGCCGGAACCGCGTGCCATCCGCTGATCGCCTGCTTGGTGATGCCAAGCTTGAGGCCGATCTCCTTGAGGTTGCCGTATTGCGAATACCGGAAGGCTTCGACCGCCTTCTGTGCCTCAGGCGAGGGAGTGCTTGCGCGCTTCGCCATAGCAACCTTGACCTCGACTGCTTCCGCCCGTCAGCAATCTCCGCCCACTTACGAAAAGCGTCAAGTTAGGCCTTACCGACCGTGATCGAGACCCCCACCATCGGCGCGCGCATCGCGCTGGCCCGCGACACCTACCGGCTGAGCCAATCGCAGCTGGGCGCCAACCTGGGCGTCACCCGCGCGGCGGTCAGCCAGTACGAGCAGGACAAGATCAGGCCCCGGCCGAGGGTGATCGACCGCCTGGCGGAGATGTTCAACTCGGACCCGGAGTGGTTCGAGCGTGGCAGCGGCAAGGGGCCCGACGTGCTCGACGTGCCGGTGACCATCCCCGAGATCAACATCGCGCTGCTGACGCTGCAGGCGCCTGATCCACGCGAATTGCACGTCGGTCGCCACTGGCGGCTGCCGAGCGCGACGTTCGAAGAGATCGACAAGCTCCGTGATCACATGGTCGCGATCCTGGCCCCGAACGACGCCGCGCCGATCCTGGCTGGTGACAGGGTTTTGATCGACACCCGGCGACATCGCGGCGCCGGCGTGTTCCTCTTTATCGATCCGATCGGGGTGCGGCTCTCCAGCCGTGACGGCAACTTCCCGAGCAAGGCGCGGATCATCGGCCGCGCTATCGGCTACCTGCGGACGCTCTGAAAACCGGCCGTGTACGGCTCGGTTGTAACCAGTCGATCCGTCAATTTGCGCTTGACCAGCCGCTCAACCGAGACTTACGCTTCCCGTCAAGTGAGGGAGCCGAAGAGACCGGGAAGGGGAGTGGCGTAAATGCCTGAGCCGGATTGGGAAGAAGTCTCCACGCTAGCCATCAAAGGCGCCCAGCGAGATGCCGTCGAAGCGATCCGCGACGCGGCCATCATCATCAAACACATCGGCGGCCGGAACGCCGTCGACACCTACCTGAACCATACGCTCTGCGAGCTGTTGAGCGTCGCGATCAACGAGCAGGGCCAGGCGAACGCCTGCCAGCTGATGTACGCCGGCCTGGTCACCGCCGAAAACTACACCGAGAAGACCAGGTGCTGACGTGGACGACGCGCGCCTCGATCCCGATGCGTTGGGCAACGCCGGCACCCCCGAGGAGCGGCGCACCGGCATAGGCGGTTCCGACGCCGCCGCCGCCCTTGGCCTCTCGCCCTGGCGCTCGCCGTACGACCTCTGGGAAGAGAAGGTCGGCCAGGCGCCGCCGATCGAGCAGACCGAGCCGATGCTCTGGGGCAAGCTGCTGGAGGACATCGTCCGGCGTGAGTACGTCCGCCGCACCGGGATGGAGGTGACCTACCGCCAGGAGATGGTCCGCCACCCGGCGCGCCCCTGGATGTTCACGCACCTGGACGGCGAGATCGGGCGGGATGGCCGCGCGATCCTGGAGGTGAAGACCTCGCGCATGGGCCAGGACTGGGGCGAGCAGGACACCGACGAAATCCCGCTGCCCTACCTCGTCCAGGTCCACCACGCCCTGGCGGTCACCGCGGCCGAGGTCTGCGACGTGGCGGTGCTGATCGGCGGCCAGGACTTCCGGCTCTACCAGGTCAGCCGCGACATCGAGATCGAGCAGCAGCTGATCGAGGGCGAGGCGGCGTTCTGGGAACTGGTGACGCAGGGCGTGCCGCCGCCGCCGAGGACCCTGGAAGACGCGGTGAAGCGCTGGGGCCACTTCGACGCCAAGGGCTACGTCGTGGCCGGCGAGGCCGAGCTGAACGCCATCGACATCCTGCGGCGCAGCAAGGGGCTGCGGAAGGAACTCGACGAGGCCGAGGAGATGGCCAAGCTGACGATCATGGAGGCGCTCGGCGATAACGGCCTGAACCTCGTGCATCCGGCCGGCGAACTGCTGGCGACCTGGAAGCTGGATAGCGGGCGCAAGGCCTACAGCGTGGCGGCCAAGGAGCCGTCGCGGCGCTTCCTGGTCAAGCATTTGGATGAGGTCTGAGATGTCCGACGAAATCGCAGTCGTAGAGAACCCGTTCGGCGAGAGCGCGGCGCGACCGCCTGCGACGCTGACAGCGATGGCCGAAGCCGCCGCTGAGCGCGAGGTCGCTGAGGTGCAGGCCGGCGTCATCATGGCGCGCAAGTTTCCGCGCGACCGCATCGCCGCCACGGACGCCATCCTGCAAGACTGCACGCGCCTCTCGCTCGCCCAGGCGGCGGTCTACAACTACTCGCGCGGCGGCACCGAGATCACCGGCCCATCGATCCGGCTCGCGGAAAGCTTGGCCCAGAACTGGGGGAACATCTCGTTCGGCATCAAGGAGGTGGTGCGCGGCGAGCGCCAGTCCGAGATGGAGGCCTTCGCCTACGACCTGCAGACCAACCTCAAGGTCCGCCGCGGGTTCATCGTCAAGCACGAGCGCTACAGCCGCACCGGCGGCCGTCAGGCGCTCACCGGCGACGTGGAGCGCGATGTCAACGAGATCACCAGCAACCAGGGCGCCCGGCGCCTGCGCGCCTGCATCCTGGCGGTGATCCCCGGCGATGTCGTCGAGGCCGCCGTCACCCAATGCGAGACGACGCTGCTGGCCAAGGCCGATACCTCTCCCGAGGCGGTGGGCAAGCTGGTCACCGCGTTTGAGCAGTTCGGGGTGACGCGCGAGCAGATCGAGACGCGCATCCAGCGCCGCCTCGACACCATCCGCCCAGCCCAGATCGTGCAGTTGCGCAAAACCTGGGCGTCGCTCAACGACGGCATGTCGGTGGCCACCGACTGGTTCCCCAAGCCGCAGCCTGAAGGCGGCGAGCCGGCCGCGCCGGAGGCGAAGGGCAACGAGGGCCTGAAGGCGAAGCTGCGCCCTACTGCACGGGCCGCTTCAGCCCCTGCCGCCGACCAAGCCCCTGGCGAAGCTGCACCGCCTGCCTCCGAGCCTGGAACGGCGGCTGGTACGTCGGCTACTGGCGACGCTACTTCGGGTGAGCGCCCCCAGAGCGGTGCCCACACTGCGGGGCTGGCAACACCTACGCCGGGCTCTGCGACCGCTGCGTCACCGCCTTCGCCGGGCCAGGAGGCCTCTGGCCAGCCGCCGCCCGCCAAGCCGTCGAGCGCTGGCGAGCTGCCACTACGTGAGCCTGGCGAGGAAGGCTGATGGAGATGCGCCCTGTCCGCTCCGTCGCGGTCGAGGCGATCATCGGGGCCAGCAAGGGGGCGCCCCCCGACCGTCCGACCTTGCTGGCCTTGCTGCATTGGATTGGGAGCCTGAGATGGCCGACTGGTACGACCCAAAAGTGAAGCTGCCCGAGGACGGCGAGCAGTGCCTGCTGATGCCGCATGAGCGCGGCGGGCTGGTCACCACCCACGTCTTCGGCCCGATGCCCTGGAACGCCAAGAACGGCTGCTGGCTGGATATCTTCGCCACGCCCGAGGCCGGCGAGATGGTCGACCCGGCCCAGGTGGGCTGCTGGACGTTGTGGGCGCCGATCGCGCCGGCCGAGGGTCTGCCGACCCCATTCGAAGCGTTCGAGAAAGTCGATGCCGAGCCTCAACGCCAGCATCCGTGACATCGCGCGCCCGGCCGGCGTCTACCAGCTGCCGATCGACGAGCGCGGCTTCCCGGTGCCCTGGTTTGTCGACTGGCCGGACGGTAAGCCCGACCATCGCGTCATCGACGGCCGCAAGTTCTACGCTGCGGTCAAGCAGCAGCGCTGCTGGGTCTGCGGCGTCCGCCTGGGGCGCGTGAAGGCCTCCGTGATCGGCCCCATGTGCGCGGTCAACCGGATCACTTCGGAGCCGCCCTGCCACCCGCAGTGCGCCCGCTACGCGGTGGTGGCGTGTCCGTTCCTGTCGAAGCCGCGGGCCCGGCGCAACGAGAAGGAGCTGCCTGAAGGGCGCCGCGAGGCCGCCGGCATCGCGCTCGACCGCAACCCCGGCATCGGGGTGGTCTGGGAGAGCCTGCACGCCTCCAAGCCATTCAGCCCAATGGCGGGCCAGCAGGGCACGCTCTTCGAACTGGGCGCGCCGCACCGCGTCACCTGGTGGCGCGAGGGTCGCCCGGCATCGTGCGATGAAGTGCGAGAGTCGATCTTCGCGGGTCTGCCGGCGCTGCTCCAGGTCGCCCACCAGGAGGGCCCCGAGGCGGTCGCAGCCCTGGCGGAGGCCACGGTGAAGGCGATGAAGCTGCTGCCAGAGCCGGCGCCGGCATGAGCGTCGTCGTCCCGCTCTCCGACCAGATCAAGTGCGCTGAGCGCGAGGTGGCGCTGCGCAAGCGCGCCTACCCGAAGTGGGTGCAGTCGGGGCGCATGAAGCGCGAGACCGCCGACTACGAGATCGCCGCGATGGAGGCCGTCCTGGCGAGCCTGCGGGCGCTGTTCAGTGTGCAGGCGACCTGGCTATGAAGACGATCCCGCCGGCCGACCAGATCGAGATCGTGCGCGCCGAGGACCCGCCGCCGCTGCCGTCCAAGCCGCTGCCGGACACAACGCCGCTCAGCGAACTGCACCTCACCGCTCGCCCGCGCGGCGTCCTGAAGACCTACCGCCGCTACGAGCTTGGCGGCGCCCGCGATGACTGGGGCATGCAAGTGGTGCTGGCGACGGTCGGCGATCTCAGGCGCGAGAGCGACGCCTCCCTGCTGCGCCAGGAGAACTTCGGTCGCAAATCCCTGATCGAGCTGCGCGAGGCCTGCGGCGATACGGTCCCCTATGACCGGAGGCTCTATCCCCCGTCGCTGGCCCAGGCGCTCGGTGAAGACAAGGCGCAGATCGTCATGGCCATACGGTCGGTGGCGGGTCAGCTGTATCGGCTCGCTGAGCTGATCGAGCAGGCTGCGCGGAAGGGGTCGCTATGACCCAGCACCCGCCCGCCACGCACGTCCACCTGGAGGACGGCCACGTCTACCGGATCGACGAGCTGACGCTGGAGCAGGCGCGCCAGGTGATCGTCCGGCTTTGCGATGACCTGGAGGTCGAGCGGCAGAAGAGGGACACCAGCGATGGCTTTCGGCTTCGACCCGGCGTGTGAAGACCTCGCCGAGCTGTTCATCGACGATCCCCCGCAGCGGTCGCGGCTGTTGAGGGTCGGCTACGCCCAGGCCGAGCTAGACATTCTGCGGCGCCGGCTGGCCCAGCACATCCAGGAAGCGATCGAGGACTGGTTCGCGGTGCTCGACGACGAGATCGAAGCGAAGGAGAGAGAGCATGGACACCCAGCAGATCACCGTTGACCGTGAGGAGGCGCGCGAGCTGTTCCGCAAGTACAAGGAGCACCAGCACTACAGCACCCCCGTCGACCTTGAGATCATGCGCGCGTACGACGCCGTCGCGAATGGCAAGGTGCTGATCCGCGCCGTCGCCAGCATCGCCAGCGCCGGCCTCGGCGAAGACGGCCTGCCGAAGCTGGCCATCTGCCGCGCCGCCGACGACCAAGGCCGGCTCATCGAGCAGTGCCACCTCTATCTGAAGGACGATGGCGGCGCGCGGTTCTCGACGACGCCGTGGGCCAAGGACCGCAATTGGCGCACCTACGTCGACATCCCCGCCGATAGCTTCCCGAGGTCCCCCAAGCGCTTCCGCCACTGGGCCGCCCAGGTGCCGCTGGTGCCGATCCATCTGCGGCCGAAGCCGCGCCGGGGCAACCCGCTGGGCGCGCTCGCCAACTACCACGTCCTCTGGGAAGCTGAGTGGACGCGGATCGTGCCGAAGGACCCGCTGCTGCTGCGCCAGGTCGGCCGGGGCGACCTCTGGATCGTCTGCGCCGCCTGGGACCTCACCGAGGTCGAGCGCGCCGTGCTGGCGGGCCGGCTATGAGCGACCTGACCACCCTGGCGACGCTGGAGCGCATCGTCGACCGCGCGCGCGGTCGGTTCTTCGAAGAGGGCCGCTGGGATGTGAGCGGCCTTAGGGTGCTGGAGCTGCTGGACGAGGAGATCAAGGCGGAGCGCGCGCCCAAGAAGCCGTGGACGAAACCGACGCTGACCACCGCTCAGCTGAGCGACAGCGGGGCCGGCAACAAGGTCGAGCCTGACGGCGAGATGCTGTCGTGACCGAGGACGAGAAGAAGGCAGCCCTTAAGTCCGGCGACATCATCCGGGTGGTCAGCGACGCCGCCTGCACGGCTGACCCAGGCATCCAGTACTTTGGCGCGCTCTGCGTCGTGCATGAGGTCAGAGGCTGGGGCGTGCTGGCCGCAATCCCGGTCCCGTGGACCGACAAGCACGCCATCATCCCGGTGCGGCTGGCCTGGGAAGACTTCGATCTGACCGGCGGCCGCATCCCGTGGGAGCCCGAGGAGGTCGACCGTGGCTGACCGCATGACCAAGGCCGAACGCGACGACCTGGTGCGGCTCATCAAGCAGCGCGAGAAGGTCGCCAAGACGGCGGCCGAGCAGCGCTCGGCGGCGATGCTGGCCGAGTTCGAACGGCAGGTCAGCGCGCTGCACAACTTCGCCACCGACGAGGTGTGGAGCGCCGCCGCCCAGGCGGCCGCCGACGCCGCGAAGAAGTGCAACGAGGAGATCGCGGCCAGGGCCAAGGAGCTTGGCATCCCCGACGAGTTCGCGCCGAAGCTCACCTATGGCTGGTCGCGCCGCGGCGAGAACGAATACCAGGCTCGGCGCGCCGAGCTGCGCCGGGTAGCGAAGGCCGAGATCGAGACGGTCGAGGGGCTGGCGCGAGTGCAGATCGAGGCGCAGTCGGTCGAGGCGCAGACCCAGGTCATCGCCCACGGGCTGACCAGCGAGGCGGCGATCAGCTTCCTGCAGAACATGCCGGCCATCGAGTCGCTGATGCCGCCGCTCGATGTCGCCACGATCCAGGCCAAGATCGCCGAGAACGCACGCGGCCGCGGCGCCCGGCCCTACCTGCTGACCGATGATTGAGCGCGGCGCCAGCGATGAGGCGCGCGAGGTCTACCTGGACCTCAAGCAGCGCTACCGCTTCCTCTACGGGATGGGCCTGCAGGCGCGCCTGGCCACGCAGGGCCAGGACATCGTCGACTGGTGGGGGATAGGCAGGCCCGGCGAGCGCCGGCCGCCAGTGGCCACGCCAGAGCCGCGCGCGCCGGCTCGGTGGGGCGACCTTCCCGATCGGGTGCGGGAGACCATCCGCGCCGTCGCCGCCGAGCGCGGCGTGCCGGTCGAGAAGATCATGGGCTACCAGCACCTCGCCAGCTACGCCCAGGCGCGCCAGGAGTGCTACCGGCGCCTGCGCGCCATGCCCTGGCGGGGCGGCCACCCGAGCCTGCTGCAGATCGGGCTCTGGCTGCACCGCGACCACACCACCGTCCACCACGGCCTGAAGCGAGGATAGCCGAGCCATGAGCAAGATCGTCGCGCCCTGGGACGATGCCACCGTAGCGGCCCTAAATCGCTGGCAGGCGGCCGGTTTCGTCCACCCCTTCACCTGTGGCGGCGAACGCTCGGACGCCGTCCACAGGTACTACGCGCTCGCCCAGGGCCAGGGTGACCGGGGTATCCTGGTGGCGACGCGCGACGGCTGGGTTTGCCCGGCCTGCGACTACCGGCAGGACTGGGCGCACGACTTCATGGTCAGCAAGCCCATCGACCCGCTGACGTTCCTGGGCAGGAGTTCAGCATGAGGTTCCGCGAGCACGGCACCGGCAAGCCGCTCCTGCAGTTGCAGGACCGCGCCGCCCTGGTGGCGCACCTGAAGGCGCAGTTCGCGCCCTGGCCCGACCTCGACCGCGTCGACCCGGCCAAGCTGAAGACCGAGCCCTTGGGCGTCTTCGGCGCGCGCCAGCCGCCGGGCTGGGCCGGGCGCGTCTTCCTGGTGACGCTGCCCGACTACGGCGTCGTTGGGTACGCCGACGAGCCGCTGTGATGGGAGAAGCGCAATGGCGGATTTTGAGATCATCGACCAGCTGACCAGCGAGTTCACCGAGCGCGCTCATCAGCTTGGTTATGGCGTCGCGGTGGTGGTGATCGACCCCGACGAATGCGTCTCGGCAGCGCTCAGCACCGAGAACGTCAGCGAGGCGACGGTCTGCGCTGGCGTGCTGCTCGCGTCGATCCTGCGCGGAGGGCCGCCGAGCTGCCCGCACTGCCTGAACAACTACCGCCGCTGCGAGGCCGCGCTGCGCACGATGCACGAGCACCCTGAGACCCCACAAGCCCACCACCTGAATTGACCATGACCAAGCCGCGCCTGCCACCCGGACATCGAGCACTGCTCGCGCACCTGATCGCGGGCGGGCTCATCCAGCCGGACGAGAGTGGGCTCGCCTGGGTGAGCGCCACGCGGTCGAACGGCTGGTTCACCAACGAGGCGGTGGCGCGCGTCCGGCAGCGCGGCTTCAGTCACCGCGACGAGGACGGCCGCCACCGCTACAAGCTGGTGGAGAGCCGCTATCCACATAAGCTGGAGGCGACGATCGACACGACGCCGAAGCCACCGAAGGAGCCGAAAGAGGCCAAGCCGCCGCACACGCCCAGGCGCCCGAAGCGCCAGGCGCACGAGCGCACGGAGCGGCTGACGTGATCACCCTCCGCAACGAGCCCTGCGGCTGCCCTGAGGGCGCCTGCTGGGCCTTCGTCGAACCGGCCAGCGAGTGCATCAACCGGCTGACTGGCGAGGTGGTGACGCGCCACTGCGAGGTCTGCGATCCTGGCGGCTCGGGCAGCACCTGGCACCATGACGGGCAGTGCTTGCGCTGCCGGCACCTGGAGCGGCTGACGTGACCAAGCCCCTCTCGCCCTTCATCCCCATCCACAACCGCGTCGCTGACGCCCAGGCGCAGTCTGCGGCGCTGATGGAGCGCACCCAGCCCGCCGAGGTCGCCTGCGGTGGCTGCACGCTCTGCTGCCGATCTGGCGAGCTGATCCTCGTCACCGAGGACGACCCCGACTACCCCTACGACACCCGCGAGATCGTGGTCGGCGAGCGCACCTTCCTGGCGCTCCAGGTGAAGGCGGACGGATCGTGCGTCTACGTCACCGACACCGGCTGCGCGATCCACGGTCACGCGCCGCTGACCTGCCAGGTGTTCGACTGCGGCGCGCTCTACGCCTCGACCACCCGCGCGCAGCGCCGCGCCACCATCGGCGCCGCCAACCGCTCGTTCGAAGGCCGCGCCTACGTCAAGGCGCTCTATGCTCGGGGCCGCGAGCTGCACCGGCTGCGGATCGGCCTGGAGGAGCAGCGGGATGGGTGAATCCAAACGCCGCGCCGAGTTCACAACCGTCCTCGACATGATGACCGGCAAAGAGCGGCAAGTGCGCAATGCCGGCGACGTGACCACGTTCCTGCGCAAGCATCGACCGCGGGAGGCTGCCGTCGTCCCGTGCGACGGGTGCAGCGAGTGCTGCTATCACGCGGGCGTCGATGTCTACCCGGAAGTTGACGCGGCCAACCTACCGTTCCTGACGACCGAGCGCCGGGACGACGGCAAGCTCTACCTTGCTAAGCGCGCGGATGGGGCGTGCGTACATCTGGGCCCGAACGGCTGCACCGTCAGAGAGCACCGGCCCAGAGCCTGCCGAAACTACGACTGTCGCGTCTACTCGCTGTTCTCGATGGCTGACAAGTTCGACGGCGACCACAACGCGCCGGCTTGGTTTTTTGACGCCAGGACGATCGAGGGCCGAGCGTACCTCGAAGCTGCGCGCCTGTGCGGCATGGCGGAATTGGTAAGGCGTCGCCGCGCCGGGGAGGACGCCTCGGCCAGCGCCGTGGCCAACGCGGTGCTCACTTCAGAGTTCTTCGCCAAGACCCAGGAGTTCTATCGGGAGATGTGGTCAGCGCCGCCCGAGCAGCGTCTGGCTTTCGTTCGCAGTTGCGGCCTCGATCCTGATGACCCGGAGGGCATGCAGGAGACGCTGATGGAGGCCACGCGCAAGATGCTAGGCGATTCCGAAGAGCAGCCGGGATGAAGGCGCCGATGCTGAGCGCCGCACGGCACCGCTCACGGCGCCGCGTCATCCGCGCGGCGGCGCACGACCCGCACCTGACGCTGGAGTACGACATCGCGTCGGGCCTGTTCACGGTGTCGATGGGCGGGCTCAGCCAGGAGACGGTGGTGGTGAAGGCGCTCGACACGATCCTGGGCGACGCGCGCGGCAAAGCCTCGCTGTTCATCTTCGCCGTGCAAGAGCGGATGTGGTGCGGGCGGTGACCGATGACGACGCCTATCCTGCTGGAGACCTATTTGCGGCAAATCCGCGAGGTGGCGCTCAAGGAGGGGCCGCGCCCGCAGATCGTGAAGCTGGCCGACATGGCGCTGAACGCGTTGGAGACGATGCGGGACGGAATCGTCACCGTCCGGCGACCGCCGACCGCATCCTCGTCGGCCGAGACGGAAGCCAGTGGTTCGTCGCTGGTTGGTCGGGGCGCGCCACGCAGTTGAGGTAGCAGCCAAGGGAGGAACGCCATGCTGCACGTCCTGTTTATCCTCGCCGTCGTCGTCGGCTTCATCATGTGGTTCTTGGCCACCTGGCCGGTGCCCTACGGTGAGCGCATCGCCCGAGCCTGCTTCGCCGTCGCGGCGGTGATCTGGGCCATCGACGCCTTCGGCGGCGCCGGGAAGTGACGATCGACCCCACTGAGGCGCTGCTGGACGAGCAGCTCACCGCCCTCAGACAGTGCCTGGCGGAGGTGCAGGCGACCTTCAAGGCTGGAGGCTATGCCGAGCTGCCGCCCGATGAGCGGGCGCTTCTTGATCGCCTCGTGAACGAAGCGGCCGACGCGATCGATGACTACTTCGCCGATGAGGGCTGAGCGCGCCGGTCGCGGGTCAGCCGAAGCGGCCCCACCGGCTCTGGCCGACTCCGCCGACCAGGGGCGCATAGGCGCCTAGCGTTTCGGCGCATGCACGCCGCACCAGGTCGAGCCGTCCGCCAGCTTGACCTTGCCGGGGTAGCGGCACTGCTGCCACGAGCCGATCTGACCCCAGCAGCGCGGCTGGCCCGTGCGCTTGCCGAAGTGAAAGACCGGATACGGCTCGTGGGCGTAAGGCGAGCGGCCATCGGTGTGGAAACGGTTGAACACGGTGAAGGAGCGGGCTGCGTTCAGGTTCGTCAGCGGGTCCTCGTCCATCTCAGCGCTTCCGCTTCGCCCCGGCGATCTGCTCGGGGGTGGGGATGGGAAACTGCCGCCCGCGGCCGGTGGCGGCGTACTCCTCGAACTGGCGGGTGAGCGCATCGACATCGACCCCGACGCCGGTGATCGTCGGGCCCATGCCGCAGCTGACGCAGACGGGTCGGCGGTAGGGGCCGAGCGTGTAGCAGATGGGTCCGTCGACAACGACGCAGGGCGTCAAGGCGGACCGCTGGCGCGAGCAGTGCTGGGTCATTTTGCAACCCTCGCGCAACTCGCGCCCCCTGACAAGTCCGGCTTTACAGCGCCCGACAGACAGGTGTGGCTTGACGCCCATGTAAAGCGGTTCAAGAGTGCGCGCGAGCTTCTGGAGGCGATGAAATGCCGACGCTGAGGCCTGCGGTGCTGAAGCCCGGCCGGCTGGCCTACTCGGTGGCCGAAGCCGCAACGGCGCTGGGCGTGTCCGACATGACGATCTATCGGCGGATCAAGGATGGCAGCTTGACGACTTACAAGTGGGGCGGACGAACCCTCATCCGCCCCGAAGACCTGCAAGCGAGCCTGGACGCCGCGCTAGGCCGCACGCCGGAAGGGCAGGACGACCGCTGAGGGCGGCACGCAGTAGCGGGACCACTCACTCATCACCACCCGGCGACGCTCTAGCCAGCGGTCGGTCAGGTAGGCTTGGCTCACGTCGCTGCCGATCTTGTGGGCGAGGCACACGTCCATCAGATCGCGGTCGAAGACGCCGTGCTTGCCGTGCGTCATCGCGGTTCCCCAGTTCTTCAGCGAGCTGCGAAACCCGTGCGTGGTCGGCTTCTCGCCAGCCAGCGCCTTGACGTGCATCAGCATCTCCTTCGGCGTGTAGGCCTTCCCCTTGCCGTTCGGGAAGATCAGGTCGTTGGGGCGCGCGCCGACCGGCGGCTTCGCTTTGCGCAGGATGCGGACCATGTGGATGCTGAGCGGGATGACGTGCGGCTCGCCGTGCGTGTCGTCCTCGGCCTTCATCCGCTCGGGCGGGATCGTCAGGGTGCGCGCCTTCAGATCGACCTCGCGCCACTCCGCTTCCAGAATCTCGTTCGCCCGGCAGCCGGTGGCGATCACCATCTCCAGCGCGCGGGCGCTGATCTGCGGACGCAGCGCCAGCTTGGACAGAAACGCCGGCACTTGCTGATAGGGCAGCGACGCGCGGGACTTGGGATGCGCCTCGAACTTGCGGCCGATGGCGCGCTCGATCAGCTTGAAGTCGGCCGGGTTCACCCGCACGCCGTCCTGCTCGGTGTTGACGTAGCGGTGGTCGAGGACCCGGCGGATGCGCCCGCACAGCTCCTTGGCGGTGGCCGGATGCTCGGACCAGATCGGCGCGATGATCGCCTTCACGTCGTCGCGGCCGATGTTGTCGATGGGCATCTGCGCCAGCGCGCCGACCGTGATGCCGTCCGACTCGGTGTCGGTCATCTGGCGCACCCAGCACTGACGGGCGTTGGCGCTCTTGGGCGCGAGGTAGCTGGCGTTGGCGCTGGCCCACGCGGCGAACGTCGGGATGCCCTTGGCCGTCTCGGCGGCGGCCTTGTTGTGGACGATGGGGTTGATGCCGTCGCGCAGCAGCTTGCGGTCGTTGTCGCGGATGCTGCGAGCGTCGGCGAGGCTGATGGTGTCCGGGAACTCGCCGGGGAACATCCGCTCCTTCGGCTTGCCGGCCCACTGAAACTTGTGCAGGAAGCGGGCGCGGCCCGCGGCGGTCACGATCAGCCAGAGGCCGCCGCCGTCCCCGAAGTCCTTGGTGGCGCCGGCGGTGCGGAGCTTGGCGATGTCCGCCAGGAGCTGCTTGTGAGCGAGCTTGTTGGTGGTGCGCTTGGTCATTTTTGGTCCCCTTCCGCGTCCCCGGAAACATCCCCAATTGGGCGTGTGGAGCGGTGTGGGACCATGTGAGCCCATGTTGGGACATGAGCAAGCAAGTGGTTGTTTTGGAACAGCTAAGTGTTAGCCCGTGTGGCAACTTGAGGTGCTATGTTGGCGATCCCACCTTTCCCCGCGAAAGCGGGAAGTCCTGGCATTTTTCCAATCCATTCAAGCGCTTGTCCTGATCTTGGGGGAACGGCTCCCCAATAACGTCCCCAATTCGGCAACCGTCAGGTGGTGAGCGCCCGCGCCGACCTGTGCGCTTCCGTCACACCACGCGTCAAGGTAGGCTTGCCCGATGACGCCGCTGCTCTGGCACGTCCTGTTCTATGTCGGGCTGTTCGTGATGGGCGTCGGGCTCGGCCGCTTGGCGGCGGCCTGGGCGCGGCAGCCTAGACGCCCCAGCGGCGCGCGTAGAGCCTGGCGCGTTCCTGGTAGGCGTCGCGGAAGCTGAGCCCGAGCCGGTCGGCGACTTCCCTGATCTCGGACATCGTCACCGCCTTCATCAGGAGGCGCACGCGCTCTTCTGGCGAGAGCCCCCGATAGACCGGCGCGGGGTTCGTCGATGGCGGCAGCAGGCGCGCCTTGAACCTCTCCATTGCGAAGGCGTCAGCCATGTGCTGACGCTAGGGCCGCTTGACGGATATGGAAAGTCGTTGATGTCTTTTGGTGTGGCCGCCTTCATAGATGCAGCGGCGGTGGCTGGGCTGCTGCTGCTGCTCTGGCTGCTGCTGCGGCGTCGGCCTTGAGGAGGTCGCTATGACGGAAGCTGCGATCCGCGCCGCGCTCGCCGAGGCTGACACCGTCGCGGCCGAGCATCCCAGCTGGGCGGCCTTCGTGGTCTGGGCGAAGCGCGCGCGAGCGCTCTACGACGCCAGCCGCCGAGAGTGGCGGGCGCAGAGCCCGGCGATCGACGTGGCGGCGGTGGAGAGCGACTACGACCTGACGCCGGCCGTGTTGACCATCCAGGCGCGGATCGGCGGATGAGCGACGAGCAGGAACCCTGGTCGTCCGGCTTCGGGCTGGCCCCCTTGAAGACCGAGGGCGAGGCGTTGCCATACGACCTCGGCGCCGGGCCGGGCGTGCCACTGACGCGCTGGGGGCGCGTGCTGCACCGCGTCGAGATCGTGCGCGAGCGCCTGCGCTACCTGCCCGGCCGCGTCTGGTGGGCGCTCTTCGGCGGAACCTACTACGACTAGGTGTAGGCGAACGCCGCGGCGCCGCTGAGACCGGGTGAGCCGTTGCCGTTGGTCACGAGGCTGGCGTCGCCGCCGGCGCCGCTGGTGATCAGGTTGCCGCTGATCCCGACGCCGCCGTGGCTGGGGGTCGGGTAGAGCGTGTTGCCCTGGCCGGTGTTGCCGTTGAGGTTGACCTGGGCCCCTGAGGCGACGCCGCCCTGGCCTCCGGCGCCGGGGTTCCAGGTCCCTCCCTGGCCGCCGCCGGCCTGCATGTTCACCGCGGTGGAGAACGAGCCGTTGGTGATCGAGGAGGCCAGCGCGTTGCGGCCAGTGAACTGGATCGTCGGGTCGCCGCCATCGGCACCGGGCGAGATCACGATGTTGAACGTCGCGCCCCAGTCGGCCGAGGTGAGCGGAAACGTCGAGCGGCAGAGGGCGCCCGAACCGCCTGAGCCTGAGACGCCCTGCGGGGTGCGCGTCATGTAGGGCGAGAAGCTGCCGCCGCCGCCAGGGCCGCCAAGCTCGATGACGAGCTGCGAGGGCCCTGGCTGGCCGGTGGGCGGCGTCGGGATCGTCTCGGTGAAGGTGCCGTAGGTCGGGTACTGATGAGTGACGGGCGGGAAGGTCGCGGGAGGTCCGCCGCCACCGCCGCCACCGCCGCTGCCAGCCGGCGCGTCCAGCAGTGTACGGACGGCAAAGGTCACGCGAACGCCTTGATCAGGCTGGCCAGCCAAGTACCGGTGCTGGCGAAGAACGTCGCCACCAGCAGATCGACGGCGTTGGCGGTGGTCGACAACACGCCGGCCGTGCCGCCCGGCCAGCGGAAGTTGGAGGGCCACGCCATCGTGCGGTTACCGGTGCCGTCCTGCTGCAGGCGCCAGTTGATGGTCTGCCCGTCGTCCATGTTGGCGATGGCGACCGCGCCGGTGACGCTGCCGCTGAGGGTGGTCGTGAAGACGTTGGAAAGCGCGCAGTCCATCGCCATGCCGGTGGCCGCGAAGGCGATGGGCACGGGGCGGGTGTTGGCGCCGCCCTGGTTCCAGATCATCCGGCCGGTCATGAAGCCGCCGATGGCGAAGTTGCCGCCGACGCCGAGCGGGCCCCCGACGTTCAGCCCCTGGGTGGTCGCGTTGTAGGTGAGGCCGCCGTCGCCCGCGAAGAAGCCGCTGGCACCGGCGTACTGCACCGCCCCGGCCGGGCCTGCCGCCTCCTCGGCGATGCTGTCAGCTCGGCGCGCGCCGTAGATGGGATCGATGATGATCGCCGCGCCGACGCCGCTGGGGATCGCCACCGTGCCGGCGACGCTGGCGGACGCAAACCCGATGGTGCTGTTGGCGCCCGTGCAGACGTTGGCGACGAAGTAGAAGCCGCCGACCCCCGCCGGCAGCTGATAAGTGACCGGGCCGCCCGGCACGCCGGTGACGACGACGTTGGGACACAAGTACTGCGCCAGCGTCAGCGCCTGCACGCCGGTGAGGCCTTGGGCGTTCAGCGTCGTGAGCCCGCCCAGCGCCTGATCGAGCGCATGGGCGTTGTTGTTCATCGGCTGGTCCCAGGTGCCGGGATCGGCGGCGTTCGGCGGGGTGGCCAGCGACTTGTTGGTGGTGACGG